GCTTATTGAACATGCCGAAATAGGAATTTATTCTGATGACTTTTTAGAGTCTTTAGATGATAATTTCTTCGATGTAACAACTGATGAATTAAAATTGCATATGATTGAAATTTATTCTGATTTTGGACTTGAAATGAAGATGCCTGCTGTTTTTATAACCAACGAAGTTGGTAGAATAAATGAGAAGCATTCTTTTCTTGGGTCCAGTGCTGAATGGAATGAATTTTATAATATGTATATACCTTATCCTCGTATGGGTAAGATATGTTCATCAATCCTTTATGAACCGCTTAATCCGATCACAAAAGTTGATTCTTTTGTTCGTTTATTGAATCTAGCAGTTCTTTCTTATTCTTGTGAGATAGTTTTTGATACGATAATCAAGTATGCCAAGTATTTGTATTCAAGACTGGATGAAGACGGGAAAATTATTGCGGACGACTTCTTAGAATCAACTAAAGTTGATTTAGATGTCAGAGGTACTTTTCTTAGTGTCGTCACTGGTCGTGAGTCTTTGAGCAGTTGGAGGTTGGATGGTTTTAAAAAGCTGTTTGATGTACAAAGCATACATGACTCCCGATATCGATGCGATTCTCAACAAGATTGAGAGTTCTTGTGGGTTTGAAGCCACTGAATGGCTTAAACAAACTCTAGATCCTAGGCACCATAAGATCCTTGGAAGAACTCCTGTTGGAGCCCCTTCCAAAGATCTGGAGCCTATATTAGTTTTTGCTGAAACTTTTACCTTTCCGGTTTCTCAACCGTTTGGTTTTCCTGCTACTTCACCTTGGACTTATGCTATTCAGCTATTTTCCGATCAGTATACCAGTACTTATGGTTTACATAATCGTGATCAGAATTTAGTTGTACCCGTAATCGGTTCCATTGATAATACGCATGGTGGTGTGATTTGTTTAGCAAATCATGGTACCCCGAATATTCAATGGTCTGATGGTGTAGCTCTTCCTTTATTTCAAAGTGCAATCAATGGTCAGCTCTCTGCATATAAAGGGCGTACCACTGCGTTATGTATTAAGGTGGAAGATACAACTCCTCCTTTGTATGATGGTGGTGCCGTTCATGCAGCCCGTCATAATGAAGGAGATAGTGATGAATCTACTACATATCAAGTTGGCGTCCTTCCTGCGAGTTATAGTGCTGTTCAAGTGAGAGAAGCTATGTCTTTCCCTTTGAACACAGCTCAACTTGCTAGTTTGCCTGGTTATGTGAATCATAAAGCCAAAGAAGGTGCAATGTCTTGTGCCATTGTAGACCCTTTTGTTCAATCTTCCGTTCCAGATTTTACACATTGGATCTATGAATCAGATATTCCTGCAACTGAACCAAATGTGAATCAGGTGATTTTTCCGAGAACAAGACCTTCGACAATAGTTGGTCTTGGTAGTCTCTTGGTTCCGATTTATCGAAATTGCCATTCTGGGATTAAACCAATGCAAATTTGGTTTGAAAATGTTCAACCGCAACACACAGCTGTAGTCACTATTGATAGGATTACAGAAGTGTCTTTTGCAGCGAACGCACCTGGACAGATTCAGAATATTGCTCTTCTACGAAAAGCGACTCCATGGTGTCAAAAAGCCATGGATATTATGGTTGTTCTTAATCGAAATGCGAAAGCCACTGGGCTTGCTTCCGATAACAAGAATTTCCTTACTCTTCGAAAAATGTTTCAAGGGGCGGGTGGTGATATTCAAGACATTCTAGGTTCCATACCTCATCCAATTGCACAGGGTGCTTCGGCATTCTTGGACATGTTTGGATCAGGTCAAGGAACACCTGCTATGCAGGGAACTAGAGTTGTTCAGAATTCACAGCCTGTTCGTAGGACTGTTAAAGCTCCACGCCTTCCGGCGAGGACACCAGCGAATTATGCACCTGTTGGACAGGGCCCATTTGCGGGTATAACTTATCCTACTAATAGACCTTTTAGAAGAGAGCTTGGTGGAATGGCAAATGTTGCAACGAATTATGCACCTGTCACTACGAAGACGTTGAAAAACCGAAAGAAAAGAGAAAAAGCAAAAATTAAGAGGACAATGAGGACTCTTTAAGACTTCTGAGACTAAGAATAGTAACGAAGCCGACCATATCATGTCGATAAACCGATACATTTTTGATAAATGCATATCAACATACACGGAATGTACATTCCTTGTTGCGTGAGATGTATTTATCGATCATGATAAAATGTGTTCATCAGAGTCACGCTCTGAC